GCGTCGTCGATGTCGTTATGTATAGAATATATCTGCTTTTCTATTAAAGCTATATCAACCGCGTCAGAGAGTGTATCAGCTATATCGTCAAATCTGTGCGTTTCGTTAGCAGTTATTCGGCTTATGTGCTCCAGGCACAGTTTCTTGTGTTTTGCGCCTTCATTTATCGATATGAGCCGGTCAGCAAGATAAGGTTGGCATCGTAGAAAACGCGTGGTTTTGCTTCCTGAGGTCGAATTTCGGTTGATATCTTTAACGGTGATGGCTCTTATCTCGCTAAGAGCAGAAACCAAGTGCACGCCAGTTGATTTCTTTTCAATACAGGCAAGGGTCGGGGCTACTTTAAATCGACAGCATTCTTGCCAAAAATCGAGAAATGTATCTTTTAGATCTTTTGGCTCGACACGGGTCTCAAGACAATCGATCCAGTGCAGGCCAAGCTTGCCCGTCTTGCGCCCGAATTCTTCAATCTCATATACGCCCCAAAAGCTGAAAACTGATGCGTCATTGTAAGATTTTACGGTTTCTGCGGTGTCCGCTGTCAAAAAAGTTTTGAATATCTTTGGGTAGTCATCTGTCTGCACAATCCATTCAGGTTTCCAAATAGACCCCCCAGCGGGCAGGGGGTTTTGCTGAAACTGGCTTGCATAAACGTAGGGCGATTTTTCTTTAAGTATGGCAAGAAATTTTTCATCATGCACCTCGGGATATAGAGCATTCCCCGCGTCATCTATGGCGGGCAAAACAACGTTAATCCAAATTTTCGTATCATTTTGGGCCAGGAAGAACGCCGAGGTATCATCTTCATGTATGCGCTGCCCAATGCTGACTATAGGGACAGTTTTACCGCGTGGCCTTTGGCTCAAAGTTTCTTGATAGTTTCGCTTGGTCCCCGCCCGAATAGTGTCAGAATGCGCATCATCGGGCTTAATGGGGTCATCCATAATAAGCGCACCGCTGAACCTATCCAGGCCAGGCAAGCCTGCATTACGGCCCGTGATTGACCCAAGACAGCCAAATGCTGCGACTTCACCCCCTCCAGCGACGGTAAAATGGTCTTTTGCCCTTGAGTCGCGAGAGAGCTTCACGTCGAAAAGATATTCATACAGGGGACTAGACATGATTTGCTTGATAAAGCTAGTTTGAGCGGCTGCGGTTGGTAGTGAATAACTCGTATAGATAAAGTTGCAATCTGAATGAAGCGTATAGCACCAAGCAACCCACATGCACAAGTGCATGGATTTCCCACTTCCAGGCTCTACATTAAATAAGATGTTATTGTCTGGATACTCCATTCGCGTGACTTTTGTCAGCTCGCGACAGATGATAATTTGATGTGATTCTCGCCCAGTGGGCTTTGAGACTATGTATTCGCGACGAGTGAGATATGGCAAGAAAACTTTAATAAACTCTTGCAAGCTACCTCGGAGTCGTGACGCCAGCTCTACCTTGTCATAATCAATGTCCATTTAATATGCTTTTAGTATTCTTTTTTATTCTTTGCATCTAGCTCGGCCATGATTCTTTTTAATTCTTCTTTTATCTTGCTAGATTCTTCGACCTGGGCCTCGGAATCTGCAGTTCTCCAGCGTGCGCGGGTTTTAAGCCAGAATATTTGGGCTTGAAGGTCTTCATCTTCAACAGCCTTTTTAAATAGTCCTTTTGCGACTTTTGAATTCGCTCTTACTGCGGCAGTCTCTAGGATTTCCCTGTAATGTTTTAGCAGTGTTTCTTCACAGATATTCATATAAGCGGCTATCTCGGGGCGCGTATTACCAAAGCTGGCAAGAGAGGCGACCTCACCCTTTGAAAATTCTGTTACTTCGTGATGTGGTTTAGTTTTAACTTTGCACGGTTCTCGTTTGTTATTCGTTTTTCGACAATCCATTGATTACCTCTCGTGTGTCTATCAACTTATCTTAGTTAACTTATATCGCAGGTTTTCTTCATTCTTCTAAATGAGCCGTAGCATGGGGAAAAGCCCCTTTTGCCGGCCTTCCGCGCTTCTTTGGAGCCGTTATAGGCTCTTTTGGCTCGTCAAAGGGTAGTATAGCGTCTTCAAGATTAGATGACTGCAAATCCTCAGGAATGATTTCAGCGGCCTCAATTTCGGGCAAATCTTCTGGATCAATCGCTATGGGTTCAGGGACAGAAACCAATCCTTTGCCATCGCAAAGAGGGCAATCCACATGCTCGCCGCCGGAATCCACTAGAGAGTACCCCCCGCCTTTCCTAAACATTTTCTTTGCGCCATTGCATCTAAAACAGCGTTTAGTAGCCATAAATTCCGCACCCTTAAGATTTAATTGATTAATTTAAACATAATCATAGGACAAGGGCAATAAATATGTAAATAATGAGGGTAAATGTAAATAAGCCTTGACGGCCCGCCACGCAATGGGATACAATACATTCATTGAAGCAGTAAACCTCTAGGAGTATATGAAATGTCTGAAATAATGCAAAAAGGTGCCCGCGTTAAAATGTACCGCGATTTAATCTCTAAGAAAGATGGTCTCTATTTAGTAGAAAGCCCATCCGTAAAAGATAAAATCAAAGCAGGTAAATTGATGCCCCTAAAATGGGACTTTGAACAGGTTTGCTATATGCCAGATTTCGAGCAAATCCGAATTGAAAAAAATATATATAATCGCACCTTAATTCATTAAAACCATATATTTTCAGGAGTAAAAAAGTGACCGGACTTAACGACGTAATCAAAGATCTTGATCACAAACTTGAGCAGTCGGATTTAGAGAATGAGCGTTTAAAAAAAAGGATTCATAATTTGGAAATGTCTTTAGCTGCCATTTCACATGAAGCAAGATTTACTTTATCCAACAAGGGCATAAAAAATGAAAATTCAAGTACAAACTAAGACCAAATACGGCAACACTTTAATCTATCCTATTTGCGATCGTGCTTTAGCGTTCGCATCCATCGCAGGCAAAAAGACGTTATCTCAAACAGATATCAAGCTGATTAAGCAAATCGGAATCGAGATTGAGGAACTATTTGAGTCAATGATTGGGGAATGAGATAAAAAATGAAAGAACCGTGCCGAATAGATGACGAGGTCGTCTGGAATCCTTGGGATGAAGAAGATTCACCCAGCTACAAGGCTTTTTTCACCGGAGAGGAAGAAGAATGATCTGTTACCTAGATAAAACTTTTTGTGATTCACCAAATTGCAAGAATAAATGTGGTCGCAAGATGACCGATGAAGAAAGAAAAGGCCTTGAAAAATGGAGTGAACTGCCCGTGTCTTACGGTTATTTTTGTGATGAACCAGGCGAGGAAGAATGACAACCCTTGTTTTAACTATCAAAGAGCATCAGGACTATATCCAAATTGGTAGTGATATAAAAATTTATTGCCGTTCCAATGGGAATTATAAACAAACTAGCGTTAAAATAGTCGCCCCAAAAGAAATAATAATCAAAAGGAAGAAGGTTTTAGAGGAGATAAAAAATGACTAGCGATCAAGCGTTAGAGTTATCAAAAGACCTACAAGGACAGTTTGATCGATTCTTGATGGAATTAAGAGCCTATGCAATTGCTATGGGGGCGGATGATATTAGCTTAAGTTCATGGCCTCCTGGAAAGCTTATGGAGTCATATAATTTGGGTTTGGTTAATGTTCAATATAGTTGAGATGAAAAATGAATGAAAATATTTTGCTAAAAGTTCCAAATGAAGATGAAGTATTTGCAGAAATAAGGCATCTTCCAGAGCACTTTGAGCCAGATTTAATGCGCCTTGCGGGGTCATTATGCGCTCGCTTGACTCTGCTAGATAAGCAAATGATTTTCATTAATGACATTCTTAATGAATTCAATTTGCATTTATGCACACTAAAACAGTCCGATGAATTACTGAATAATTGGCAAGATCAATTAAACAAAACTGTTGATGATACGGCGAAAGATTTTAATATGAGACTTAACGAAATAAATCTTAATATGGCACAAGGCGATCGATGGGTAGCCATTCCAACGGGCGAGTCAACGGACTGGGGAGTTAAGGAAGAAATAGCAGAAATTATCCCTTTTGAAAATTTCATCGGGATACCTGCAAGAATAGATGCGCTAGAAATTAATCAAAAAGAGATTCGTGAATCTTTGCATAAAGTGAGCGTGAATCTATTTGATTTGGCTTTTCCCCGATTAAAAACTCTCGATGAGAAATTGGAAGAAGTAAAAAAGGAAGTGCACAAAAGAATGAGCATGATTTTTGATAATCTTTTGGGGCAAATTGAAGATCTGAAAAGGAATAAAAAATGAGCGAAAAAAAGGAAAAGAAGATTGTCATCACTGATAGCACTTTCAAGGCTAGAGTTGAGGCATTAGAAAATAGTATCAAAGCTTTGCATGATGCTCACAAGAAAAAAATAGAGAATGTAGAGCATGTTTTAAACGAGCGCCAAGATGAAATTGAAACGTTACGCAATAAATGTGGGCGCATGGAAATTGAAATCGAACATAACTTAAGCTTATTCAAAACAAATAATTCTTACATGGAAAAACAAAATAAGTTATTTGCTAGATTTTGTCTGTGCGTTGCTATTTTTTGCTCTTTAATGGTTGCCTCTCATGTCGGAACGTGGATGATAAAATGAAAGATTTAATCAAATGGATTTGTATCGCTCTTGCAGCATGGTTTATTTTGCAAATCCCGTCTTGTGTCGGTTGCTGGATAAGATGGAAAGATTCAGGCATGGATTCCCGATATATTTTCAGCGGGGGGTGCCAAGTTGGGTATGACGGGGAATTTATACCCGAAAAAAACGTAAGGAGAAATTATTGATGAATGGAAAATATGTGGCGAGTGAATTTCAAAACGATTGCATGTAAGGAGAGACTGGAAAAATGGTAAGAACGAAATCTAAAGATAACGAAATTGATATTGTGCAGTATTCAGAAAGAGACATGGAAAGAGAAAGGGAAAAGCTATTTATGGAAGTTGAGAGAACTTATGATGCTCGAATCAATTCCATGTTAAACAGAATCACAGAGTTTGATAACGATCTGTATGCAATGCGCTCAGAAATGCGGGTCCTTCTTTTTGCTTGCATTGCTTTTGCGCTTGCACTTGTTTGGCTTTTCTTGCCAGTAGTTGCAGACATACTAAGATAGATAGATAGATAGATAGGAGCGGGATGATGTATATTCCCACATGGATAATAATTTTGATAATCCTTTGTTGGATTTTTCAATAAGGAGTTAGTAAATGGATAGTTTTAAGTCAGGCTCAGAGATTCAGAAAGTCACATACCACGAAAATGAGTCGGAAAACCTAAAGGAGGTGTTTATACACCTCCCGATTATGGTGATAGCAAGTCAATTTACAGAAAATCAAAGGCACCGAGCAATTAGCGAGAACTTTGCACATTTTTTCATTCCAGATCCTTCAACTTTGTATAATACAAAAAGCGTCATATATGGCGATTGGATAATCGAAAAACCTGATGGGTCAATCGTATCTATGTCAGATGACGAATTCAAGAAAAACTACAAGAAATCTGGATTTTGGGCAGACGCACAATCTTTACCTAAAAACATTAAATCTTGATAGAATTCGCTGCTCCAAATCTTTTTATCCCCGTTTCTGGCACTTTGACGAACTCCTCAAAGAAGATCCAGTAAGAAACGGGGACTTTTTCGATAAACTTTTCCCAATTATTAGCTTGCCTTTAAGTCAACTCTCTTGGGCTTTCCAGCTTTCGCCCATTCATCAAATCCCATTCCTTTTTGTCCAGGCTTCAATAGATTAAGATTTATATCCCTGTTAATCGAACTGAGATAGTCTTCATAAAGATATCTGTCATCTTTGGTGCATGGGCCAGGGGTCTCCCGCATATCCTCTCCAAAGCCCTTGGGCTTCGATAGGCCGCCTTTTCTGATGATGCTCATTAAAATTCGAAGTTTTGATGGCTCATCTGGGGCTTTACATAAATTCTCCATCCAATATTTGCACCATTGCAAGAATTCTTTCTTATCCTTAGCGCGGATCGGTTTCCCCAAAGTTTCATGCCAAAGCAAAGAATCAATTTCTTTGTCGATCACCACTTCCTCACTAACAAAACCAGCACTACTCAGAGTAGTAGTTTGGTTATTAGTGTTTGGGATATTAGTAGTATGGGTGTCCTGGCAGGACACCCCCCCTGTCCTGGCAGGATTTTGAAGTGGACGCGGAAAAAGGACCAACCGCCGCCCCGTGCCTTTTCCACTGCCCCAATCATCGGCTCGCTTAAAATTATCGCGCCGAACTGCTCCCACATTCCTTTGGCTTCGTCCCCGACGATTTGAACGACCTTTTGCGGATCCACGCCAGCCGGAATCTTCATCATGTGAGGGTAATAAGATGGACGTGATTCATACCAACTGTGCGGGTTAGGATGTGCATAAAAAGATGAGCGGTCCGATAGAAGCACTGTATAATAACACTTCGATGCTCACCCCTAACGGACCGCTTGGATACTTAGTAAATAACAATAAATTATCTCCACTTATGAATACTCGCACACCGAAATGCAATTTTGATTTTGGAAGGGTATAACCCAGACTTACATTCTTTATCCACATGTGCGTTCCACTATATATGTAACGTGAATTACTTTCACGTTCCCACTTCCATGTGTTAGTAGTTGCTAACATACCATTCCCGGGTTGTTGTTCAGATCTCCACC